CAAGCCAATGATGCCGTGTCCACCTATACCGGAACCGGCGGGTTCACGAACGAGAACAAGCAGGAACTCACGGTGACCCGGACAATCAACCGCGTCGGCCCGGTGGTCGGATGGGTCTATATCGCCAAGCCGTCGTCGACCTTTTATCTCGACCCGTGGATGCAGGTGTCCTGATGGCCCGCACACTGTCCTGGGAGAATGGCTTTTATCGGCGCGTCTACCACGCTGACAAGCCCAATTACTTCATCGCTGAGGCGAAACGAACGCCATTTAAATACGGCCCGCAGAGTACGTTGGCCGAACCTGGCGATCTTTGGTTTATGATCGGCGCGACCGAGCAGGAAGCCGTGGCCAACCTCCAGAAAGCTCTGCAGGAGGTCGCGTGATGGCCCGCCAATGGTTCATCCCCCGGGGCCTCATGCCGTTCTCGACCGGCATGATCAACGAGGAAGGCACCGAGCAATGGTTCGTCGGCACCGCCGGCATGATCAACGAGGACCAGGCGGCCGGAGGTGGGCCGCAGACCTTGACCGCAACCGGCGTGCCTTCCAGCCTCGCTTTCGGCAGCCCGACGGTTGATCCTGGCCCGGTCACCTTGTCGCCTAGCGGCGTGCCCTCTGGCGCCGCCTTTGGCGCGCCGACGGTCGATCCCGGGCCCGTAACGCTCAGCCCAACCGGCCTGCCGCCATCACTGCTGTTCGGCGCGCCCGTCGTCGACCCGGGAGCCGTGACGCTGTCGCCGACAGGGCACGCCTCCGGCCTCGCGTTCGGCTCTCCCACTGTTGATCCTGGCCCAGTCACGCTTTCACCTAGCGGTTTGTCGCCTGGCCTTGCGTTCGGCGCGCCTAGTATTGATCCGGGAGCCGTGACTCTTTCGCCGGTCGGCTTGGCTTCGCAGCTGGTTTTCGGCGGCCCGACGGTTGATCCTGGCCCGGTCACCCTGACTCCGACAGGCCTAGCTCCCGGACTCGCGTTCGGCGCACCCAGCGTCAGCCAAGGCCTGACCCTGCTGCCTACGGGGCTTGCCTCCGGCCTCGCCTTTGGCGGGCCGACCATCACGACCGGCGCGGTCGATCTCTCTCCGACCGGCTTGGCGTCCGGCCTGACCTTCGGTGGCCCGACCATCACCACGGGTCCGATCACCCTGAGCCCGACCGGGGTCCCCTCGGGCTTGGCCTTCGGCGCGCCTAGCATCACAGCAACAATCACGTTGCAGCCGACCGGCGTTCCTTCCGGGCTCGCCTTCGGGACCGTGACCATCACGACGGGCCCGGTGACCCTGTTCCCGACGGGGCTTCCCAGCGGCCTGCAGTTCGGTTCTGTGACCGTGGTGCTGCCCGGCGCGGTGGCCCCCGGCTCGGCGACGGCCGGCTGCGTTAGCGCGACCGCGACCGCCAGCTGCTCGGGCGCGGGCGCAACGGCTGGCAGCTTCAGCGTCAGCGCGATTGCCGACATGGAGAACCCGGAGCCATGACCGTGACCGACACTGCCCACGTCGGCGACCTCAAGACCCTGACCGTCGAATTCAAGAACAAGGACGGCGACCTGACGAACCCGACGAACGTGGACGTGCGAGTCACCGACCCGGACGGCCTTTTCACTGACACCACGGGCCTCTCGCCAGCCTCGACCGGCAAGTATGAGCACAACTACAGCGTCGCCAAGGCCGGCCGGCACTTCGTCAAGTGGATCGGCACCGGCACGGTTGAGGAGGTAACGTCCTACGAGTTCCACGCCTTGCGCGATCAGAGCGCTGGCGGGAGTGCGGCACCATGACCCTGCCCTCTCTCGTCTTGACCACGGCGCCCGAGGTCGAGCCGATCACCCTTCAGGAAGCCAAGGTGCATCTGCACTACACCCAGAGCGACCAGGACGATCTGATTGAGGGACTAATCCTGGCGGCGCGGCGACAAGCGGAAAGCCACCAAAGCCGGGCCCTTATAACGCAAAGCTGGACTGCCGGCTGGCCCTGTTTTGAGCCCGAATTGCTCATTCCTAAGCCGCCACTTCAGAGCGTGGAGTCCGTCAAATACTTTGACACCGACGGCGTCGAGCAAACCTTGGTCGACGGGACAGACTATCTTGTCGATATCGCCAGCGAGCCCGGCAAGGTGGTCCCGGCGCCAGACACGACTTGGCCTGCAACGCAAGCGCGGCCCAATGCCGTAAACGTCGCCTTCACCTGTGGGTATGGCCACCATGGCGCAATCCCCGCAGAAACGAAAATCTGGATGCTCTTACTTATCGGGACGGTTTTCCAAAATCGGGAGATCCTGATCACCGGGACGATCGCGACCGAGATGGCTGCGGCGGCTAGCCTTTTGCAAAGCAACCGGATCTATAGGTTCATCTGATGGCCCGCGCCGGACGCTTCGATCAGCGGGTGACGATTCAGGAGGACGTCGGAACCCAGAGCGGCACGACGGGCGAGACCGCGCCCGACTGGCAGCCGGTCGCCGGGATCGAGACCTTCTGGGCGGGGCGGCGGGATCTCTCGGGCCAGGAGCTCTTCCAGGCCCGCCAGATCCAGGGCCAGATCTCGGTCGAGTGGGAGGCGTACTGGCGGACCGACATCAAGGTCAAGCACCGCCTGGTTGACCAGGACGGCACCGCCTTTGACATCAAGCACGTCGGCCGCGGCCGGACGCGCGGCGACACCATCGTGATCCTGACGACGGCGGCGGTCGAATGACCGACGGCGCACTCACCATCACCGGCGGGCGGGGCATCGCCCAGACGCTCGCCAAGCTGCCTAAGCGGACCACCGAGCGGAAGGTGGCGCGGGCGGCGCTCAAGGCGGCAACCAAGCCGACGGTGCGCGCCATGCGCCGGGGCGCGCCTGTCGACGAGGGGGATCTCAAGAAGGATATCAATTCGCGAACGGTCACCAAGTCGCGCCACCCGATCCACATTGCGGTCGGCACGAGTCCCAAGGCGCCGCACGGCCACCTGATCGAGCTCGGCACCGACGAGCGCTTCACGGAGAGTGGCGCCAGACGCGGCAAGGTCGCGCCCAAACCCTTCGCCAGCCGGGCCTTCGACGAGACCAAGAACAAGGTGGTCGCCAACCTGGGCCGGGAGACCAGCAAACGGCTCAGCCGCGAGGCGCTGAAGTTGGCGCGCCAGAACCGGGCGAAGCGATGAACCTGCATGACGCGGTCTTCCACATCGCCGCAGCCGATGGCGCAATCGATGCCCTGATCACGGCCGATGGGGTGACCCGCTACGGCCGCAACAAGGCCGAGCAGGGCTGGCTCAATCAGCTCTATGCCGTGCGGTGGCTCGTCGGCGGCGACGAGGTGACGGCGACCGATGGCCCGATCGTGCGCGAGGCGCGGCTGCAAAACGACTATTACGGGCCGACCGGCAGCGCAGCCGACGATCTGGCCGAAGTCTTCCGAACGGCGCTGACTGCTTATGCCGGCACGATCGATGGCCTGCAAATCACCCAGATCTTTGCTGACGGCGAGCCGGTCGACGAATTCGAAGTGCTGGCCAATCCCCGGCGCTTTCGCGTGACCCAGCGCTTCATCGTCCGATACTGCCTCTAAAAAAGGAGCGACCCCATGGCGGACTCAACGAATGTACAAGGCCTTGTTCTGCGTATCCACAACCAGGACGGCGACCCGGGCACCTACACGGTGGTCGGGCGCGTCCAGACCCACGACATCGACAGCGGCCAACCGAACCTGAACGAATACACCGCGACCGAGGACACTTCGGCGCGGGTGCGGCCCGGTTTGCCACGGCCGGGGACGTACACGTTCGGCCTTGGCTACAAGCCGCAGGACGCGGGGCAGACCTTGGTCAAGGCTGCTGTGGCAACTCCGCAGACGCTTATCAAGGGCCAGTTGGAATACAACGACGACGAGGGGACGCCGAACACTTACACGATCGACTTTGACGGCTACTGGCTCACCTTCCAGAAGACCGGCGAGGCCGACGGCCTATGGCAGGCCAATCTGACGATCCAGCTGGACATCCTCCCGACTGAGACGATCACGTAAGACCATGGAGCTGCAGCCCCTCAAGGGGATTGTGCCGGTCGAGATCGGCGGGGAGATCCGCTCATTGTGGTTCAATCACGCCGCCCTCGACCGGCTGATCGGCCACTACGGGCCGAACCCCTTTGCGGAGATCGCCGTGAAGGTCGAGGAGCGCGATCCCATGACGATCGACAGAAC